TCATACGGCCCCGGACGAATTGCACAGTAGGTCATTGGAGATCACCTCCTCCACCTTATCGGCTAAACCGTCATACCGCTGGCCGATGCGAAAAGCGGATGCAGCGCAGTCATCATCTTTTGTGGAATCGCTCTCCTTGTACCAGCGGTTTGCCCGGCATTTCAGCGCCCTGCAAACAGCCCGCCAGTCATCGAGCGGCATGGTAATCGTGATATCTTTCATGTTCAAACCCCCGTATAAAATTTCCAGTTCCGTGTAATCCATGCCTTTGCGGCCGTCAGGCTCTTGCAGACCTTGACAGCGCAAGGCGGAAATCTGATGTTATCCGCCCGATTCACTTCGATGGTGTAGCCGCCTTGTGGGTTGATGCTGATCCACCAAAAATATCCGTTTATTTTGGCGCCCCAACAGGTATGTTCCCCGGTAAATTCGTTATCGCAATCCCGGACGACCTTATACTCGATTGTCACGCTATATTCTCCTTTACATTGAGGTGAATGTACCACAAATCATCGCCGATGTTCTCGACTTCCAACGAATAACCGGGATAGGGGTTGACGCTACTATCGCCCATATAAAAGCCGCTCTGTTTCCAGCAGCCGCTTTCAGCCGCCTCAATGATGGCATCTTCCCACTCCGCGCACTCAGGCAGAACGCTGAAAAACCTATGCACTGCCGTTTTCCAGCGCTTGCACTCGGTAGAGAGATCAGCTTTTATCCAGCTGTTCTCCTTTACCACCGCTACAATGTCATCCCTGACGGCCACGCCGCTGTCATGGTACGCGGCAAAGCTGCTGAAATCGCATCTCATAATCTTAGCCATTTTTCATCCTCCTGTTATTTAGATACTTTTTTGAAGTTGTCGAGAATCTTATCTGCCATAATTGTTTTGAAAAAGGCATTTGCGTCATCTCTGGTATCGAAACTATAGCAGGTGCTGTTGCCGTATTTATTTGTGAGGGCGATTACGAACCTATCCCGATAGTAATAATCCGTTATATCCTCGCCGGTCTCGGCGTTTGTGATGCGGTATGTAACCTCGCCGTTACCGTTCCGCTCCTCGGAAAAATCCTGAAAGATGCACTCCATCTTTACCCAGTCGGTGGCCTTATAAAAGGCGTTTGCGTTTTTCCAGAGTGTGGATTCTCTGATATAGGTTGCAAGGACTGTCCTTTTCATTTTGTTGCCCTCCTAGATGCTGTTTGTTTCGATGGTTCTATTATATTGTATATGCTTGCTATATACAATGGGCAAAGCAGCTAAAGATTCGGGCGAAAATGATGAGCGATGTTATGCAAAATGTATATAGCAAGCATATATGTACAAGAAAGCGCCCACAGGATGCCCTGCAGGCGCGATGCAAAGAGAATTATTGATTATCCACGATCAGCATCGTAATGCCGGAATCATCGTAGACATCGTGAATGATGCGCTGAACCTTGTCCCAGTCACCGCCAGCAATGCCACATCCGATGCGGGCCGGGGCACCCACGATGTCATAATCATTGAATACGGCATAGACCCTCAGCAGGTCGAGCGCCTGCCGCAGATAGTTGTAGGCGGTCAAATCAAACGATCCATCAACCGGGGCGGGGAACTGTGTAAACAGATTACAGATTTTCAGATCCTCGCGCTTTGTGTCCAAAATCTGGATGCTACCCATCCACTCCGTTACGGGGAGCTTTGCGTTGTGGCGGCATTTCTCCACATAGGCGCTCTGAGATTCCGGGGTCAGCAACGGCCAGATTGCCGCCGCAATACCACCGCCCATCACTCCGAACGCATTCACTTGATGCGCTACAAGTGTAGCCTTGCAATTTAGTACGTCGCCTTTGATGTATTTAACCATTTCAGTTGTCCTCCTCGTCATCATCGACCATTTCTACATGATTGATATAAAATTCTTCATCCGGGCCAGCGCAGGATGGGTCATCGGTGTACGCATCCTTTGCAGCCTGCTCATTCTCGGCCCATACGGTGGCCTTGCCATGGTATTCAATGCTGTAATAGGGCATCAGCCGTCCTCCTTGCTATATTTATAGTCCCAAAAGCGCCTATCACTGTCAACAAAAAAGTCATCAACTTCCCACCGGGCATCGCAGGCTCGATAGTTCTCACAGGCGGCAATGCTTGCATCCATAGGGCCACTCTTGCCGCGCTTACACCGATTGCCGATTGTCCCATCTTGCCGCATTACATAGTCAAGCGAACACTGATATAAGACACTGACAACAATGCGACCACCGCAAAGCGGACAGCACTTGATAGCTTTCCCGGTTTTCACTGTGCGACCTCCTCAATGGCCTTGACGACCTGCTTTGCCGCGTATCTGCCGTTGGCGGTATTCTGCCGCTGCCACGCGCCCTGAGACGGTGCCCATCGGAAACCCCACTGCTTGACAATATCGCGTATCTCGGCGGCGGGTTTATCATCAAAAACCAACTGCACCCGCTCCGGGGTGATGCGCAGAACGCCGCCAGTAAAAGTCTGCTCAGAATCGCCCTGCGCCTGTTGCGCGTCCAGCACAGCGAGGCGGGAGCGCAGGCGGCGGATTTCAGCGCCGTTGTTATCCAGTGCCCATCTCGGATAGGGCGGCTCAGAACGCCCCGTAGACGCGCCCTGCGAAATCGATGCCGTGAGGCGGGCAACTTCCTTATCTGAAAGTCCAGGACAGCCTACGAGCGCCCCGTGCTTGCGCCAATACGCATTTACAGATTTCATCTTTTCCTGCATGGCCTCGCGCTCGGTGAGTTTTGCCTGTACGCGCTCACGCGCATCGGCATCCATGCCGCTGATGCCGCCGTGGCCCACGGCCCGAATCTGGTCGAGGATGCCCTGAATATCCCGCCATTCCCGCATGAGGGTGTCGTCACGAGAGAGTTGCTGCTGTTTCTTACGGACAGGAAAATTAGACCATCCAGCGACCATGACAGACGGGCAAGATGCCCGGTTGCGGTTTGATGCGTTCATATTGTCGGCCAGTCGGCGGGCATAGCGGTCAAGCAGGTAGTCGATCTTCTCCTGCTGGGCCTCGGTCTTGCCTTTCTTGCACTCCTCCGCCAGTGTAGCCGCTCGATTAACCTCTCGGCGGTATTCGCTGGTCGCTGACCCCTCGGCATAATCGCTGAGGCTGTTCGCTTGTTTGGCGCGGCGGGCCGCGTCCTCGTCAATGGGATAGTATTTCATGGGAAAAACCTCCTTATAAACTGTGTTAGTTTTTTCTTATCAGTAAAGCATTTTTAGGTAGAACTAAAATGCAATCATCCATGTGTTCAACAATTCCAGTCGCAAGATGGAGACGACCCTCGGACGTTTTCATGTAAAAGTCGCTATTCTTACCATATTCAAACATATCACCACAGCGTAAATCCTTATAACGCACCTTTCCGCTGTCATCCTCATCAATTACAGTGTTCGTGTTATTCATCGACCTACTCCTCCTTATTTTTGTTCTCGGTATAACCGGATGTACTGATTGCGGTCAGGATGTCGAAATAGGGAACCTCATCGCTACAAATCCAGATGACGCGGGCCAGCTCCGTGATGGGAACACCACCCTTTGCCATTGTCAGTGCTTTTTCGTACTGGCGGACACTGCCGCAGGTGAACCACTGATATTTGTTGCACAGCTCGTAAATAATTGTTTCGTTGTTAATCATGGTGTTTTCCTCCTTAAACATCCATAGCGAAGTGATGATATGCCATCCAGCGCCCGTTGCGCTTGAACAACTTGTAGAAAACGGTGAACATTTGACCCGTGCAGTCATACTGCGATGGAGTGCAAACACGATAATAGAGAGCGTTAAATTCGGCATCGGCATCCTCTTTTGTCTTAGCAGTCAAAGTGATAAGCTGCCAGCCGCTATCATAGTCAGCCGTGATGATTTTGACGCAGCCCTCTGGGCGATGGTAGAATGCCCGCAAATCCCGCTTGATGTCGTCCACATAACTACGAACGGATTTGCCTTGCGGCAAAGAGCGGAGAGCGTAAAGAACACGCTCATAAGACCTTGCGTCATCAATGCAAGTGATTTTCATTACTTACCTCCTCAATCTTCATATGGGCACTCAGGTTCGGCGGCGTTCAAATCATGGATGATCTCAAACTTGTTATCGACCCAAATCACGATGCCAGCTTTGGCGTTGGGCATCTTGAGGGCCGTGCCCAGATACATATACTTGGTGCTGTATCCGTAGAGGATTTCGGCCTCGGTATAGGTGAGTTCCACGCGGTAGGTGCCGGAGTGTGTGCGGGTCGCTTTCATTTTGATGTCCTCCTGTGTGTTGCCTTGTTTCTTTCGATGATTCTATTATAGTATATGCTTGCTATATACGCAATACTCAAATTCACCAAAGATTCGGGCAAATTAGGAGAGTGGCATTGTGCAAAATGTATATAGCAAGCATATATCTATATGTGTTATTATATTTTGGATAGGAGGTGTACCCCAAAATGGGCGCAAAATACACAGATGCACAGAAAAACGCATCCATGAAATATCTCGGTGAAAAAACTGACAGCATCCAAATCAGAACCCCCAAAGGCACAAAAGAGCGCTGGCGGGAAGCTGCAGCGGCGGCGGGCACATCCCTAAACCGGTACATCATGGATGCGGTAGAGGAGAAAATTGAAAAGCACCCCGAATGAAAAAGACCCATCAGCAGACCATGAAATCTGCCGATGGGCTTTTTGTTGTCATGTGACACCCTCGCGCACGCGCGTATACGCACCTGCAAACATGGGCGTTATGGCGTTTTTGGGTGTATATTATACCATATATTATCTTTTTATATTTTAAGTGTCAGAAGTGTCATATATAGAAATAATAGGTTGATATATCGTTAAAAATCAACATGACAAACCTACTGACACACAACAAATCCGCGTCAGCGTGTGTCAGTCAAAAATCTGACAGACTGACACTTGCCCCGGAATGTGTCAGCAAAAGTGTCACACGGCATATTTTGCGATGCAACGAAAAAAGCGGGCATCCCGCAAATAGGATGCCCGCTCAAGTGTCGGTTGGTGTGTCGGTCAGCAATCAGGGCTTTTTCTCGCTCTGGGTACCGAAATAGAACGCCACTACCATCGTGGCGATGGTGAGAAACTTGTCCGGCTCGATACTCCTATTGACGGACAGCACAGCCAGCACCGCGATGATAACCAGCGTGATGATGGTTTTCACCTTGAGCAGCGCTGCAAGGTTTTTCCAAAAATCCTGCACCGGGGAGGTGTTGGTGGTGGTATCCTTGGTAGAGGTAATTTTTTTGTTGTCCATGATTTATCCTCCTTACTCGGTTTCGATGCGGATAGGCAGCGCCTTGGCCCGTTTATAAAGTTCCGTGCCCGTTCCGTTGCCTCCCTGACTGTGGTAGCTGTCGTATAAGTATTTCAGATTGTTCAGGTCATCCTCGGTGATGTACCCGCGCTTGATGCACAGGCGGCACATCTGATAAATCCGATCATGCAGCACCGCCAGATTACCTGTGTGTAGGTCATTGACCGTTTTGCCCATCGCGGTCAGCTGCCCCTCCACGGCATCCAGCCGGGGAGTAATCTGCTGAATCTGAGTTTTAAGGGCGCTGATTTCTGCGTTCTGGGCTTCTTCGGGGGCTTTGTGCTTTTTCCATTTCGCCAGCAGAGTATCCCATGCTTTATCAATGGCTGTAAATGCCGTAGCTACGGCGACAATGGCTGTAACGACCTGCCACGGGGAAGTGATGACGATGTTCCACGACTGCATCGGATTTACACCTCCACGATGGGGATGCCGTAGGCTACGGCGGCATCGTGTTCAATGCGGCATCCGCGATAGTCCTGCCAGCCGGGGGCGAACACCACAAAATCAGCGGTGCCCAGCAGCTTGAGGCTTTCGCCCAGATACCACAGCGGCGTTGCGTCAGCCGGGGCCCTCTCAAAAAAGGAGTCGATGACCTCGATTTCCTCATGGGTTTTCATGTACACATCGGCAATCAGAACCTTGCGCTCTTTGAGGATTTCTTCATCGGTCTTGCCGCGCATCGGCTGGGAAATAAACAATTTCTTCATCGCCGTTATTCCTCCACAAATTTGGCGTGGTACGCCTTATCGTTGTCCAGGCCGTACTTCTTGGCGACGGTGTAGAACTCCATCGCCGCGGCGTTCGGCAGCACAACGTGGTCGAGCCAAATCTCCTGATGCGTCGGCTCGGCGGGCTTGTCCAGCGTCGGCAGGGCCTTGACGATGCGGTTGAGATCGGTCTCCGGCCCGATGCCAGGCACACCGCCTTTGGCGGTCTGACCGTACTGGTGGATGTAGCGCGGCAGGCTCGTGTCGTAGTGGGCGCGGGTGTCGGCCAGCCAGCCGATGTGGTCCTTGCACAGGCCCTCGTAGTCGATGTTTGCCGTGGCAAACGACGTAAACGTGTAGACGCCCGGCTGGTAGCCCAGCGCCGCCGCACGCACGCAGAACGCTCGGGCGCAGGCCGTGCGCTGCGCCTTGGTCAGGTTGTCCGCACGGCCATCGTGGACGCCGGTCTTGGTTGTGTGCCCCCATTCGCTGTCGAAAAACAAGGGATAGCCGGTCGGGGCCAGGCTGACGCAGAAGTCCGCCTCGGCGCGGGCCTCGTCCTCGGTGATGGCCTGGCTGAAGAAGTAGAACCCCAGCAGCTTGTTGTTGGCCTTGGCTCCGGCCAGGTTGGCGTCAAACTGCTCGTCCTTCATCAGTGCGCCGGTGCCATACCCACGGTAGCCGATGCGCACCAGGGCGCGGTAGGGGACTTTCGTCCAGTTGATGACGCCTTGGTGGTAGGACACGTCGATGACGGTTTCCCCAGTCTCGGTCGGGGCGGCGTCCTCCGCCGTGCCATAAACGCCCACGGCATTGTCGCAGCCTGCGTAGGCGGTGGGGTCAAGCCCCCTGCCGGTCGCCGTGGCACGGACTTCCAGGTGACAGTGGTCGTAGGGACAGTCCCCCAGTGCCGCGTTGCCGGTGCGTCCCATAACAGCCAGCGCGTCACCGCTGCTGACTTTCTGGCCGACCTGCACCAGCAGGGACGAACAATGGCAGAAGTACAGGAAATTGACGGCATCGGGCGTCTGATCTGCGTCCAGCTGGACACAAACGTAGTAGCCCCACTCCCAGGTCTTGTTGCTGTGGTCGAGCACAATCCGCGCCCGGACGACCTTGCCTGTGATCTTCTTGCCTTTGTAGTAGGGCATATGGATGGTCTTGTCGTCCAACCCTACCAGGTCAATGCCGCCGTGCCAGGTCTTGCCGCCGCCGCGCGTCCAGCCGTAGCGGCCCCAGCTGTACACGACCTGCACGCGACCGTAGAAAATGCTTGCCAGCCTCATGCCTTCGCCTCCAGTGCAGTAATTCGTTTTTCCAGGGCGTGGCGGGTGGCGCGGGGATCCTCGTACCCAGTCACGGTCAGGGTGCCCCCGCCCTGCACGGTACACAGGCCGTCAGCATCCGGTACGGCGCACAGCGGTTTGGTGGTGTGTTTTGTCACCGTCGGCGTTTCGGTCGCCGCATTCACCTTGTACACAAACGTCACCGGCGTGCCCGCGTCGGCCTGGGCTTTCAGGTATTCTTTGAACAACGCCAGCGTCTTGAAGCCGTGGCGCAGGATGATCCGCGTTTTGCCTGGCTCGGCGGTTGTGTTGGTGCTGACCGTGTACAGCCCCGCGTCCGAGGACAGCGTGCCCGCCAGCGGGCTGTAATG